GTCCCGGTAGGTGTAGTAGGTCTTGCCATTGCGCTTGTCGGTTTTGCGATAGAGGTTGGGCGGCAGGTCTTTTGATCCAGTTTTACGCGGCCTGGGAACCATGGCGTGCACTCGCTATTCGGCTGATTAGGCTGTTGCCCCTTGGAATTCGTTCCAGCACCTCCGGCTCCTGGTAGCTGGCGTTCTGCTCGACGTAGTAACGGTTGCCGTGTTTGACCGGGGTAGGGCTGATTCGCCCGGCCCGAATCCAGGCGCGAAGCGTGGCGGCGCTGGGCGGCGTCTTGTACTGCTCTGCCGCCCATTCTTCGAGAGTCATTTTAGGCATGGTTGGCTCCAGGGGCCGCGCGGGGCGGCGGAAGGGATAATTTTCACGGCTTGTCGACTTTTACCCAGCCGCCCGGCCGGTGCGTGTCGTGGTAGGTATCAGCACCGTCCCGGCTGCCATGGCTGAGGCGGCACACCTTGCATGTGCGCGATACACCGAAATCACCGTACTTGACGTGCTCGAAGTTGTTCCAGCGGTGACCGAACGGCCTGCACAACAGGGTGCGCGCAGTCGCGATGATCACCACCCAAACTTTCGGGTGTTTCATGCGTAGGTGGTTGTGGATGTGGTTGAGCCTCATGCCCATCCGCCAACGTAGTGGGCGGGAAGGATCACCTTTGCGGAGCGGCTCAGTTGCCAGTCTCCAGAAGTACTTGATCATTGGAATAGCTCCGCCCGCCATTCGGCAGGCATCTGGATCGGTGGGGAAGGGTGGTAGGATCGCTGCCTAACTGAAGGGGCGTTCAATGACTCAGCACAACATTTACGATGAGTACAAAGGCTTGCGGCTCTGGAACTACATGACCTGCGAAAGGGACGAGGAAGGTCGGGAGGTCTGGCAGATCACGGTGGAGGTCAGGCGTGGTCGCGATGAGGTGGTTATCCCGGCCGTTGAGCAGGGCCAGACTTACGTCGATCGCATGTACGCCCAGGCCGCCGGCCGGGAAATTGGCAAGCGGTTAGTTGATGAGGCAGGGTTGTAGCCGCGGCGATCTCATGTGAAATTTTTAGAGTGGCAATTCGCCCCGATTTTCAGCTCGGCTTGATTGAGGTAAAAGTAAAATTTCGAAAATGTCATGGAGGCCTTATGAGCCACGCCCTAGACAATCCAGTCGAGTACGTCTATCGAGGGCGCGAGATGGTCATCAAGTTCGAATGGACGCGCCCAAATGACGAAGTGCCGATGAAAGCGAAGGTTATCCAGCCCTCCGAAATCCATGGTCTTGGCGAAGTCGTTGCTGAGCTAAGCGGACCATGGGACGATTATCAGTCGGCTCTTCAAGATGCAATTGCAGCAGCGGAGTGCTGGATTGACAGTCAGTTTCCACGCAGTGCACCGAATACCTCCGCTCAACGCGCCAGACCCAATTGACCTTCGGTCGCCTTCGCTGAACAAGCTCACGCCCCCTCTGATCAAGATTTCACACGAACGGAGGATCAAGTAATGGTTGAACAAGCGAGTTATTTTTGGATTGGGTTATCGGCAATTCTGTTGCTGCTGGATCTCTGGGCGCTGGTTCAGATATTCAGAAGCGAAGCGTCCGTCAGCGCAAAAGCTGGTTGGTCTTTGGTGCTGATACTTCTCCCACTAATCGGCGTAGTCGCATGGGGCATCGCGGGGCCGCGAGGGATCAAGCGCGGGGATGGACCTACGTCGCCGGAACATAGCAAGGGTTGATCATGCTGCCTCTTGGGTGGTTGGACGAAACACCGGCAGCAAGCCAGCCTGCTCACGCACGGCCCGCATGCTGTCGGCGTCATAGCCCCAGATATTTGACTCATCCAACGACCGCTCAAGCCCTAAGTAGGCGCTGTTGATTTGCTTGCCGGTGCATATGTAATCGCGGAACTGCTCCACGAGGCCCTTGAGCGTGCCGCCGTGGCTGAAGCCCTTCCAGCGGCCACCCCAAGGAGTTGGATGCGTGTAAATCCGCTTCTGGCTGTAGTCATCGATAAACCAGACCTTGCCCCGGTCATCTACCTGAATGCTTGCGTATGTCTGTTTCTGCTGGCAGAAGAAAAACCGGCGGCCATGGTTGGCGATGATCTGGATTGCTTGGTTGACCTGCTCGCAGCGCTGGCGTTTGGCGGCGAGTTTGTTTTCTGCGGGCATGGTGATGTCCTCGCCTGGGTGGTGGCGTGATTCGTGGGAGTGGGGGTTACAGCGCCATTTCGACCTGAGTCTCGCGCTGCCAGACGGGTGAACTGTTGTGTGCCTCGATACGATCGGCGATCACGCAGGCGCGTTGCCCGGCGGTTGGCGGTGCGTACATTCCGAAGCGACTGATGCTGCCGCCGTTTACCGCTGCGTTGGTGGAGTCAGCCGAGGCGAATGGCAATCGCTGGAAAATGGCAGGGTCCAGCATGCGAAGCCCGTGGATTCGGCAAGCCGGTCGGCCTTGGTCATCGCAGATCGCGTCCATGGCGGCGCCCATACGTTTCCACCAGGCGGCGGTGCCGGGCGATCGCCATTGCCCTGAATTGCCAAAGGCAACGGTGGGCCACTCGCTGGCCAGGCGTTCCAGGCGCTCGATGGATTCGTGCAGATGCCAGACCGGCACACCTCGCAACTCCCTGGGCCACGCCGTCAGGAGCGCATCATTGGCAGCCTCGTCGCCGTCGATAACATCAGGGATCAGCGCCCAGTCGAAGCCGGGATGTCGGTGCCAGTCATCGACCCAGCGGATATAGCCGTCTACGTCGAGGGTCCCGCCCTTGTTCCAGATGCTAAAGGCGCCGTTGTCGAATACGAACGACTGGCAGACCTCGGCCACGATGCCCATGTCGTCTTGGCGCGGGAAGGGCACCAGGGCATGTCGGCCGGCAAGAAACCGGGCGCCGTCCTGGCGGGTGCCGCCGACTGGCGTGCCGTGGTAATGAATCATGGGGCGTCCTCGCCGGTGGCGTGATTCGTTGAAGTGAGGTATTCATGCATATGCTCGGCATGGGGCCGAGTACTACTGACTAGGATGGAAGGTTATGCCGGGGATGTTCACCGATTTCGCAAAGGACAACATTTCGGTTCTAAAAAAAACCGGCCAACGATTCGACGGATTAAAAGCCAGCGTGCAAAAGGGAAAAGTCTTTCTTTGGAATTCTTCAATTTTCATCGAACCGAAAGACCTGATAATCCGCCACATGTCTAACGGCGGAACCGAAACGTTCGAAGTCGTGGAGCCAGGATTTCATGAGGCAGTTATGGACTTCGAGGCCCACTATCAGATGGCTGTGAGACGTATGGGGGAAGTGGAAGCTGAGAAGGTCAGCCACAACATCGTTTACAACTTTCATGGGGACAACGCGCGGGTTAACAACCAAAGCGTGGATAACTCCATCAACACAGTTTATTCGAATACAGAAATCTCTACTCTGGTCGCAGGTCTGAGGTCCCAAGTTGAGAAACTGGATATTCCTGAACCTGAAAAGCTTGAAGCGCTTGAAGTGGTTGACGAAATCAAGACTCAGCTAGATTTACCCGCTCCTAAGAAGACGATAGTAAAGCGACTGATCGCCTCGCTGCCAAAAGTCGAGTCACTCACGACGATTGGCGCTTCTATCATGACCATGCTGGGCAGTTGAGGTCTATTCTGAAATCCCCCGGGCAGGCAGTGTAACTGCCCGGGGAATTGTGGAGGTTGATCACTTCGTGTCAAAGGCGCCAAGCGACAGCTTCGCAGCAGCGCCGATCTTTTCTTCCAGCACCGCCTTGAACTCCTGAGCAATTGACTCGCGCTGAACTTCTTCGCCGATCCAGCGCAGCTTAAGCACCGGCTGCGAGCCGCTGGTGATCACTAACACGCGCAGGCGGATTTGTTGTTCGACCAGTCCGTCGAACGGCGTCACGTTGAACAGCAGCGCGTGCGGCAGCGTTTCTTTGCTCTGCGCTTCGATCTGGTCCATGGCGCTCCGGCGGCCGCCGGTGTCGCTGACGGTAGTTTCCGATTCGCTGGTGGCCTTGATGGTGATCGTGCGCACCGCCGCGATGCACTTTGCAACTGGAATAGGGTTGTTCTCTTCGTCAACCGGCGTCAGGTACTGGTGCCAGTCCTCGATCCAGTCGCTGAGGTCCTTCTGCGTCAGCCGTTCCTTTGCGATTTCCTGAGCGGCGCTATACCCGGCCGTGGCCTTCAGCTTCAACACAGCGCGGTCATCGGCGTGGCCAGGTTCAGAAGCATCACCCAGGTTGAACAGCAAGTTGCAGCTCATGCCGTCCTGATCGATGAAACCGCGAGCATTGGCAACGGCGCGCCCAACAACATATGCGCTGTAGTCAGCCAGGGAGTGAGTGGAGAAGACGCCCCGGAAGCGGCTACGGCCTTCCTGGAATTTCTCCAGGTCCAGCACTTTTGCGCCTTCAGGGATGACGGCGGTGGGCGTGAACGTTGGCAGGGTCTTTCCTGCGGCGATCAGCGCGTTGTCGTTGACGAGCTGGAGTGCTTCTTTCGTAAAGGACATGTGTCAGGTCTCTATGGGGAGGGAGGTTGCTGCGGTGGATCAGGTGCGGGGCTTGATCGGTGTTTCACCGCGCTCGAAGAGCTGGCCAGGGTGTGGAGCTTCAGCGAAAAGCGTCACCTGGCCGCCTGTGCCGACGTTCATCGGCGTGTCCAGCGCGGTGTTCTCGCTACGGGTACCGCGCTTGGTCGGCACCTTGAAGTCGAGCTTGTGCTTGATCTTGACCATGTGGGAGTCGCCGATCTGGCTGAAGTCCAGCGTGACGACCAACTTTCCGGCCTTGCCGTGCTCGACAACGCCGGCGGCGACTTCGGAAATCGCGTAGCCGATCTGGCTGGCGAACGCGCCGCCGTTCAGCTCGTTAAGAAACTCGGTTGTATCGGTAGGGGTGGACATGGGGACTTCTCCGGCTTGGCCGCGAGGCCGCTGGGTGGGAGTGCGAGGTGGGTTTGTCGGCGACGGTGATTCGCCCGGGCCTTCATGCGGCGCATTACTGCCCCGATGCGATGGTGATGCTGTTTTCTTTGCCGATCAGCGCCACGGTGTCGGCGTGAAGGCCTAGGGCTGCGGCGATCTCTTTCCGGCACATGCCCTGGTCGGCCAGCTCGCGGACGGCCGGGGCGCTGGCGTCGCGTTTTTTGCGCAGCTTGAGCGTGCGGCCCGTGGTGCCGAAGTGCGGGGCATTTGCGCTGGCCCCCGGCGGCACGTCCTTGATCTTCTTTCCACGGCGCAGGTAATCATCAATCTGCTGTGACAGCTGGGCGATGGCCTGCTTGTGGAGGTCAGGCTGAGGCATGCCGATGTTCATTGCTCGGCACCTTTCGACAGGCTGAGGCGGACACCGGCGGCGCGCTCTTCCAGAGTGATTGCGAACTCAACGGCGCGGGCGTATTCGAAGCGGAAGCCGCGCACCTTGTCAGTCGTGCGATCAACGATGTGGAAGGCGCTGGCGCCCTTCGGCACGACTTGGAAGCGAACGGCATTACGTGGTGGCTCTTTCCCGATCATCGCGTAGAACTCCGCTGTTGCGAGCTGGGAGCGGGCACGCATGGCATTCAAGCCATCCACGCTCTGTTGGATTTGTGGGTAGTGCATGGATGGTCCTCTGTTCGACTGCGGTTATTCGTCAACACCCTGGCCGCCTGCTGTGAGCCGGTCAGGCGCAGGGGAGGGTGCTGACGGATAAGCGCGGGCAATAAAAAGCCCGGCGTGAACCGGGCTTGATGCGTGAGCTACTACCACCGTACGTCACGCTGTAGCGAGCGCTGCATGAGGCAGGGCTGGCGGGCTGTCGTTTACATGGCTGCAAATCCTCTGGGGTTGGAAGACGCAATGCAGGTGGGCGGTTATAGGCCGCAGTTTCGTCCGCATTTCCGCATCGGTCAGATGCCAGGCGCGGGTGACCAAACCCAGCCGTGAATGCTGGCCTGGCATCTGCCGATGCGGCCTGGCGAACCAGGGATCGGGCTTTTTCGGCTGTGCTGCCGTGGCGCTGGTTGTTCAGTCGCTACTGCTCGAGCTGGACGAGCTGCTATCGCTCGATGAACAGCTCGAGCTGTCGCTGCTACTGCTGCAGCTGCTGTAACTGTCGCTGCTGCTGAACCCGCTGCACGATGATCTGGTGGGCTCATCAGAGGCGCTGCTGTATGCCAGCGGGTTCAGTGGGTTCAGTGGGTTCAGCGGGTGAAGTGGGTTGCTGATTCCGTTGTCGGTGTCTCGTCGATCCGACGTGGCAGCAGATCGCGGCGAGCTGCCACGGCGAATCGGTGGTGGGGATGCGGTCCGCGCCGGGGGCGTCTGTCTTGGCACCGGGGCCGCCGTGTGTGCCTTTGGCTTCTCCGGCTGTTGTTCGTGAATCGCTTCAGGTGGCTTGCGGCCGAATAGCCTGGCCAGGAACTTGAACATTCTGTCGCCCTCGGTTGATTTCCCGTCTGGCCCTGTTGCCAAGGCCAGCCAGCGAAATCAGATCACCGCCGTTAGTGTCTTTGAGCCGTCACCATGCGTGGTGGTGATCATCATTCCGGGCGCTCGGCCCCTGCGTTGAAGCAGGGAAGCTGCTTGTGAGAAGTGCTGATTGGTTTCGTTATCCCCGTCCGGCAGGTGGGTGGTGCACAGCAAAGCAGAACAGTCCTCGCCGTTCGGCCCTTCTCCGTCGTGTGCAATGTCAAAGCTGGCGATCATCGCGATGCCGTGTTCCCGGGTGATGGCAATGATCTGCCGCATCAGCGGGCTGATCTGGCTGTCGTAAATCTCTTCTTTGTTCATGCTGTGGCCCCGTCTCACTCGTTGGTTGATTTCCCGTCTGGCCCTCTGTGAAGGCCAACCGGCGAAATCAGTGAAAGCGCCTTGCTGGTATCGCCATGAACTTGATGGCCAGGACGACTGCGGCGCTGGCGCCGACCTCCCAGAATGGCGCGGTCACCCACCACCATGAGCACCAGATAAGCCCGTTCAACTTCAGGGCCACCAGCGCCAACCCGATCAATCCCGGGATCGCCAACACGCAAATCCCGCCTGCATCGCTTGAAGACATATCGAAATCCCTCGGTTGTTTTCCCAATGCAGCCTGTCGCCAAGCTGCATCAGGAAAGCATCGCTCTGTCTGCACGCCTCGTTCCCGCTGCTGATTGCAGGTCGTAGGTCGTCGTTGGGTGGGCGGCGCGCTTCCTCCCCTTCACCTCAATCAGCATCTGTGGGTGTCGGATCAAAGGTCCCTACAACATGCACGCTGCAGCGCTGTTTGCCCGACTGAATTGGGGCAGGGTGCATGAGGTCCAGCGCTCCTCATTGCCGAGGCTCGGAGCGCTAATTCGATTCGTTGTCTCTCCCGTTCTACCGCTGGGATTCGCGGGGCGCTCTGCATATCCGGGTCATTCGCTCGGTTCGGTAACCCTCGTCCGCCACAGGTTTTTCCCGTGTTCCCTTGGCCCCTCAATGGCTTCGAGACGGATCGCCGGTCGCCGGTAGAGGCAGTGCGGTCTGTTGTGTGTTGCGCTGGCTGTTAAAGAGCTGCCGAGGTGCTGTGCAGCGACTCGATGGATTGAACTATCACGTATTGTGTTTAGTTTGTAAACACATAATGTGATTTATTTTTACAGATAAACACGCCGGAAATTGGTTTACGTCCATTCGGATGGTGGGGTATGCTTTTTCTACTACTGGATATACATACAGCTAAGGAGGATTGAAATGGCACAGGCGCAGAAGCAGTCGAAACCAGCAGTGCGGCAGGAGATTAGCGGGGTAGAGCGGCTGGGGTTGCGCGTCTCGTCGATGATCAATCACCCGATTGCCCAAGAGCGGCGCTGGGCGACTATCCATCGGCTGGATACTGACGGGGATCGAGAGTGGGATGAGGTGATGGGCGTGCTATCCGCTACGGACGGTATAGACATGACGTTCAACGATGAGGATGAGTCGGTGACGTTGCGGTGGGAAGCTGACCCTGACGCGGAGAGTCCTGCACAGGTTGAGGATGCATTTGAAGCGGAGGAGGCTCCGTTCTAAATATGAGGGTGGATGGCGCCACCCTCATCTCAGGTTTCGCTATTGCCCGTTTTGAGATTCGTTGGTTGAAAAGGGGGTAACAGTATGAGTTCGACCTTTTTCAAAGTCAGCACGAGCATTCTGAAGTTTAGTTTGAAAATCTTCCAGTTGAATTCTGGTTTTTTGTTTGAATTCCTCGCTCGAGGATTTATCTCTTAGATGCCCTTTGCAAACGCTGATTGATGATTTTAAGCTGGCTATTATTCTAGTTAGTTCGACGGGGTCATCAAATCGCACGTAGACTTTGAGTAACCAAAGGGATAGAAAAGGAGAAAGTATGCCGCTCGACGCCATAATTCCCTGGGTTACAGCAGGAATGCCTATAACAGAAGTAGCGGCCAAGGCGGCGGCATTTACGACAGAAGTAGACAGGGCCATGAACATATTGTCATTCATTTAGCTGGCTCCAATTGCATAATTTCTTCTTGCGTCATTTTTCTGAATGACGCACCCCTAAATAGTTTATACTCAATATAGTAAGCTTCCGTTACGCGCCCATCTGCTTGGTATTGCAGAATAGTATCTCTTGGCAAAATAATATATGACAGATGTAAGACAGCTTTTCGGATGAAAATAAATATCAACGGAGAGCTTAAGATAAGAACAAGCCATCCTATTGCTTGGGCTATCAATAAAGTTGACCACATGTCGTTCTCTGCTGTTAGTTATGTTCGCTTATAACTCTAACTATATCATAGCTGGTTTTTGTTCCGCTGATATTTATTGTTTCCGTTTTTTGAATTTCCACGGTATAAAATTTGTCTTTCTGGAAGGCTTCTTCATTTGCAGCTACCTTCGACAAGAAAGCGTCATCGCGAATGGTTACGGACACATCAAGCCCATCCTTGCTTTGCACTGTCCATCCCCGACGACTTTTGAAATTCAGCTTGGTAAACTGAACAACTTTTTGAAAGATTTCCTTATTTTCTTTTTCAGTTACATCCGACCGTATAGGAGTGAAGTTCTTGATTTCCGGTTCCGCAAGAACTACCTCTGCATCTTTAGATATGAAAGATATAGTCGCATTATCCCGTCCTTGAAGAGGGGCTTGAATCACTTTGTGCAGCGCTTGCCGAATTTCTCGGCTGGATACTAGTTGCGCGACATTGGAGTTTGTTTTGATTTCTCCATTCTTCGTGAATAGTGTTGCTTCTTTGGTCTTTGCATCGACAACTACCCTGTCGATTTTCGTGTCTTTAAGGCGATCAATAATGCCGATTGCGGTAGCAGCGCTTGCGACAGCTCCTAATACACTTATACCGATAGCCTCCATGACGGTCAGGGTCGTAAGTGGATCCGCAACGATGGCAAAGACAATTTCCAATGACCCTTCTTGAGCCGGTGCCAGAACTTTGAGCTCGGCTTCAGAGGAGCCGTTGCTGACAATGGATGCTGCCTTAGTAATTAGTTCATGCATTCCAATTATTGCATTTCCTAAATCTTTGGCATTGATTTTATGGTTCTCAAGGTCGCCTGGGGCGTCATAGGATATCTTAAATTCCGTTTGAGTTAGCGTGTCCATGTTGTCCCCTGACGTTAAGTGTGGTTGGTGTTATATAAATTGTCATTCAAGCTTATGTTGGTAAGCTTGAAGTGCTGTTTTTATAGTAAATGAGCATTCCAAACTAGCAGCACCCGCGCCTGGATGTAAGTCATGTCCCGGCGAATCAGCCGATCCTTATGCCTAGTGTTGTCTGAGATCATCTCGAAATGATCCTCGTCGGCAACCTGTAGCCGTTTGATGTAAACGTGGTCGTCCCAAAAGAACAGGTAGATGCCGTCGCCGATGAACTCGCGGACGTGGACATTCACGATCAGCGGATCACGATGCTTGATCGTCGGCTCCATCGACTGGCCCCAGCCCGTCACAAGCTTCAGGTGGTAGTGCTCGTCGAACTCAACCCCCAGCTCGCGAAGATGGCTAGGGCTGACGCGGATGTCCTTGAGCATTTCAGGGAAATCATGAACGGACTGGCCGGCTCCCATAGCGCCCCGAATATCGTAATGCGCAATCAAGACTTCATCACCTACAGGGCCAGGCCGGGAGAAGTCGCCCGTTATGACGTTACTGTCTTCGGCATGCGCCACGGCAATGATCTTTTGCTTCAGGGCTTCCGGCACGTTCTTCCCGCTCTTGGCCAACATTTCCTGAAGAAAGTCCATCGAGGACGAACGAGCGCCTTCCTGCGCTGAAGCTTCAGGCTGTTCAGCGGCGGTGGACACAGGTCGCATATCAAGAAGAAGCTCGGACTTATCTACGCCGAGTGCTTTCGCTATCACTTCTATGTCAGCGAAAGAAGGCTCCCGGGTACCAGCCTCGTAGTTCCCGATTCGCGACTGAGACCATCCGCAAGCCGCTGCGACTTTGGCTTGAGACGTTTTGGTGGCTTCCCTAACGCGCTTGATGCGCTGCGCAATTGATTCGTTCATGTCCGGAATTCAATCACGGATTGAAATACCCGGCTTTCACTTATTGTGTTTGTCTTTAACACGATACGTGTTTATCCTGTGTTTAATTATGGAGGAGCACTAGATGAATCAAGTCCGAATGATCCGCGAGAGGGCTGGCGTCACGCAGGCTGCGCTACGTCGGGCGCTCGGCTGGAATCAATCCCGCCTGGCGAACTATGAATCCGGCCTTCGCTGCGTCGGGCTGAGTGAGGCCCGATTGATCGTCAAGGCCCTGAACTCACTTGGCGCGGAGTGCGCGCTGGATGACGTCTTCCCGCCAGAAAAAAAGCCTGCGACCGCCGCTTAATCCTTCGCTATTCCGGCGTCGCTGGCGTTTGGTTTAAGCGAGTTTGTAACTGCCAGCGGTCTCCTACCACATAAACAAATTCGAGGTTTTAGGAATGCAGGACTTTCTGAGGGCGTGCGACGCAGTCGTCGAGGATGCGGACACCAAGAACCTGGCCACGCTAATGAGCCTGCCTCCGGTGAGCCTGCTTCAGCGCGCCAATGCGAATTACGACGGCGCCTGGTTCAACGTGAAGCATCTCTACGCCTTGCTGCTGCACACGGAAGACATGCGCCCGCTGGCCGCTCTCGCTGGCGAGTTCGGCTATGCGATTTCGAAGATCGAACCGCCCGCTGCAATAGGTGTGCACCAGGCCCTCAGCAAGGTTTCGTTCGAGATTTCGGAGTTGACCGTGGAGACGCACAGCGCCATGGACGACGGCCGAATAGACCAGATCGAGCGCGCCCGAATCCTCCGGGAGATTGATCACGCCGAGCAGGCGCTGGCTCAGCTAAAGGCGTCGGTAAAGGCCGCCTGAATTCCAGGCACAAAAAAGCCGGTGGCTAGACCGGCTTCTTCAACAACACTTGTGAGGCCGATTATGCACGCGACAACCTCCCCACACAATCCCCGCTCTGATTCGTCAGATTTTGGCCTATCGCAGAATCTGACACGTCAGCTCATGTCGTCCAGGGAAATCGCCGACCTGACCGGAAAGCGCCACGACAACGTCAAGCGTGACATTGTCGTCATGCTGAAAGACCTCAAGGCCGATGCCCTCAAATTTGAGGATATCTATCTCGATGGCCGCAACCGCGAGCAGGTCCAGTATCTGCTCGACCGCGAGCACACCGATTGCCTGCTGACCGGTTACAGCGCCGAGTTGCGCATGAAGGTGATCCGCCGTTGGCGTGAGCTTGAAGCGCGGATCATCGGCCACGTCCAGATTCCTGCCGACTTTGCCCAGGCACTGCGCCTGGCCGCCGATCAAGTCGAACACAGCAGGCAGCTGCAGGAGGTTATCGACAGGCAGGCGCCCAAGGTCGCAGCGATCCAGCGCCTGGCCGCCGCTGAGGGCGCCATCTGCATCACCGACGCCGCTAAGCACCTGGGCATTTCCCCATCCAAGCTTTTTGACTGGATGCAGGAAAACCGCTGGCTTTATCGCCGTGGCGGATCCACACGCTGGATCGCCATGCAGCCGCGCATTCGCTCCGGCTACCTGAAACACAAAGTGACCGCACTCAAGCCCGACACCGAAACCGGTATCGAGCGCGCGGCGTTTCAACCCCTCGTAACCCCGAAAGGCCTTGCGTGCTTGGCTGAAAAGAACATTGGAGCTGCGCAGTGAGCGTTCAAGCAATGACCTGGGCTATGGATATCCCGACGTCCTCCCTGGATAACCCAGCCGCGCGGCATGTCTTGCTGTGCATGGCCAACTATGCCGGACCTGAAGGCCGTGGAGCCTTTCCGTCTGCGGCGACTATCTCGAAACAGACAGGCCTTTCAGAACGCACGGTCCGCCTGAAATTGGATGAACTGGAGAAGGCCGGGTGGATCGCCGAGGGCAATCAGGCAATTGCCGCTGCCTACATCGACCGCCGCGACCGCCGCCCCGTGGTGTATGACCTTCAGCTAAAGCGGGGTGCAAATGCTGCACCCCGTAAAGATCGGGGTGCAGATGACCGCACGGGGTGCAGCTCACAACCGAACGGGGTGCAGGAAAACGCAGAACGGGGTGCAGCAGCTGCACCCAATACACCATTGAACCATCAAGGAACCGAAGAGCAGCAGCGCGAGGTTTCGGACTTGATCGGCCAGCAGGACCGCCAGGCAGTTGACGACCTCGAGAGTCGCCAACGACACGCCATGTTCGCCAACTGGTGGCCGTCCACCCGCTACCTCATCGCCCAGGCCCAGATTGCCGGGATTAAGCCCAAGGATATCCCGGACTCCGTGATCAAGGCGTTCATCGGCTTCTTCATCGCACGGCCCAGCACTGTCGACTCGGCAGCCGGGTGGTGCTATCGGCTGGTCGTCTGGTTCAGCAAGGAGCGCGCTCGAGCTGCTGACGTGGCGGCGGGCTCGCATGGCGACCTCGATGACGACAGCACCGATTGGTTGCCCGGAGGTGCGAAATGAAGAGCGTTTCCAGTATCGCCCAGCAAGCGGTCGCCGAGATTCGGGACGGCGTTCTGATTCAAAGTCAGGACATGTTGGCGGCGCAGGATGAACGCGCTGTCGCCGTTGGCAAGATCCTCAATGACCTGTTCCGCGAACTGCGCACCATCCGCACGGCTTGGCGCCAGGCATGGCCAAACCAGAAGGCCTTCGACGCAGCAAAAGCGAATTGGCTCAGGGCCTTCTTTGAAAGCGGCATCAACACGCAAGAGCAGATCGACATGGGCCTTGCCCGCTGTCGTGCTGAGGACACCGACTTTATCCCCAGCCCTGGGAAGTTCATCAGCCTCTGCGTGCCAACCCCTGAAATGGTTGGCTTGCCGAGCCTCGAAGCGGCATACGAGCAGGCCATGCGCAATTGCCACCCAGCGATGCGCGGGCGGGAAAAATGGTTTCACGCTGCCGTGTACCACGCTACTGCCGCCGCCGGATTTCACAGCCTCCCACTGCTCAGCCGTGAGATGGGCTTGGCCAGCTTCGGGAAGCGTTATCAGGCTCAGGCCTGCCGCGTATGGCGTGGCGAAGACCTTGGCCCTATCCCATTCGCCGAGATTGCGCCGCCATCGTCGAAAAGCGCGCCGGAAGTCGGCAACAACGCATTGAAAGAATTGCGAGCCAAACGCTCGGGGAGCGCCCGATGAAAGAGCCGATCTTGGTTACCTGCAACACCTGCGATCTGAAAGGGGCGGCGCTTGATTGGGCGGTTGCAGTCGCCGAGGGCATCAAGGTGGTACTCGCTGCACCTGCTTACGGGAATGGTTGGCGTGTTCGATACGACTTGCTCCACACGCAGGCCAAGTATTCCCCGTCTAGTGATTGGAGCCAGGGCGGCCCGCTGATTGATAAACATCGTCTCGGCTTCGGTATCTACGCAGATCACTATTTTG